TGAGGAGGTGGTTTACAAGGCCATGATGATCCGCGATGTCAACAACTACATTGCGGTCTATGAGGACGGCAACACGAAGCGCAAGGGTGCTTACGAGTGGAAGACGCAGTGGCACCAGAACGCCGGTGGCCTTGTGATCCCCAAAGTGGCAGAGAAGGTGCTGGTTGAGGGCGCCCCGATCCGCGAGACTGTGGAGAAGTGGCCCGACCTCTACGATTTCATGCTGCGCACCAAGGTGCCGCGCTCCAGTTATCTGGCAATTGAGTGGGACGGTCAACCTCCCCAGCGGTTGCAGAACACAACTCGTTACTACATCGCTGAGGGCGGGGGTCGTCTGTTCAAGTGGATGCCCCCGCTCAAGGGTAAAAATGAGTGGCGCAAGATTGGCGTCGAGAGTGGTTGGGGTGTCCAGCCATGTAACGACATCAAGGACGCTGGCAAGTTGCCGGTGGATTTCGATTACTACATTCGAGAAGTGGAGAAATTGTGTCTGAGCTTGAAGTAACACCGGAAGAAGATGAAGCGTTTGACGCACTGACCAAACAGGTTGCGGGCACCCATTACAAGGACTTGCCAATCCAACCCGTCGAGTACATCCACGCCAACGCGATTGGGTACTTTGAAGGCAACGTGATCAAGTACGTTTCCCGTTGGCGCAAGAAGAACGGCATCGCCGATCTTGAGAAGGCCAAGCACTACATTGAATTGCTGATTGAACTGGAAACACACCATGCTGGAAAAACAAATTGAGGCCAAGGTCTGCGACTACGCCAAGTCGAAGGGTGCGCTGGTCTACAAGTTCACCAGTCCCGCTCGTGCAGCCGTGCCTGATCGTCTGTTCATTGGACCCAAGGGGCGCGTGTGGTTCGTCGAGTTCAAGCGCGAGGGCCAGAAACCCACACCGGCACAGGAGCGTGAGCACGCCCGGCTGCGCGGTCACAACATCAGTGTGTTCGTGATCGACGATGTGGAGCAGGGTAAGGCGGTGGTGGACACGATGGTGGGGGAAGGGTGAACGACGTATGTTGATCAAGTCTGTCAGTGACGATCAAGACGAGATCATTCGGTCAATCATGTGGCTGTGCGGTATTGATCGTTTTGATATTGATTTAACTTACGCCAACGGGGGGTTTTGGAAAAATATTTCACAACCTGTCATAAAGTTCGATATTGATCCACAGACATCGGATACGCATTATGCGAACAGCACAGAACTTCCGATGCCCCCGTCGTGTGTCAACTCCGTTATGTTTGACCCGCCATTTCTGACATACATCAAGCAGGGTCGAAAACATGACTCGATTATGGGCAAACGATTTGGCGGTTATTGGAAATACGACGATCTTGAAGCGCATTACAGGGGTACGATTTCTGAAACATTCCGTGTGTTGAACGACAAAGGTGTTTTTGTAATCAAGTGCCAAGATATTATTCACAACCACAGAATGCACTGCACCCATTTCAATATCATGAATTGGGTTGAGGGAATGTTTCGGTTAAAAGATTTGTTCATTTTGACAGCCAAACACCGAATGCCGATTCCGCCAACAGAGGGACACAGCCCCAAGGTGCAAAAACACGCGAGGATTCATCACTCATACTTCATGGTGTTTGAAAAATGCTAACCCCTGACCTTCTCCACGACTACCAAAAGAAGGCGGTCAACTTCCAATCCACGCACCCCCACTCGATGCTGTGGTTGGACATGGGGCTGGGCAAGACCATCATAACGCTGACCAGCCTCGCACACCTGCTGGGTGTCGGCTTCCTGCGCGGTGTGATCGTCGTTGCCCCGATTCGAGTCATCAGACTGGTGTGGCGACAAGAAGCTGCCAAGTGGGAGCACACCAAGCACCTGAAGTTCAGCCTGGTCACGGGCACCAAGGACCAGCGCACCCGCGCTCTCCTGCGCCCAGCCAGCGTGTACTTGGTGAATTACGAGAACCTTGGGTGGCTTGCCGAAACGCTCCAGACGTACTTCGTCAATAAGGATCGCCAGATGCCGTTCAACGGTGTGGTGTGGGACGAAATCAGCAAGATGAAAAACTCCACCACGAACCGGGTCAAGGCGTTCCGCAAAATCGCGGATCAGTTTGACTGGACCACGGGTCTCACTGGCACCCCTGCCAGCAACGGGTACAAAGACCTCCACGGTCAGTTCCTTGTGGTGGACCGGGGCGAGCGTCTGGGGACCAGCAAGACAGCGTTCCGCACCCGGTTTTACAAGAAGGCTGGGCCGTACAAAGAGGTACCCTACGAAGACACTGAAGACACCATCAAGAAGCTGATCGGTGACATCACGCTTGAGATGTCAGCAGAGGACTACAACCCGCTGCCCGATCTCATCGTCAACAACGTCGAGATTGAAATGCCCGACGATCTGCGGGCCAAGTACGAAAAGCTGGAGAAAGAGTTCTTCCTGGTGCTCGACAGCGGCAAAGAGATTGAGGCGTTCAATCAGGCTGCGCTGACCAACAAGTGCCTGCAGTTCAGCAACGGCGCCATGTATCCGATTGCCGGGATGCCCTTGTGGGAGTCGGTGCATGACCTGAAGCTGGACGCGCTGGAGGACATCATCGACGAAGCGCAAGGCTCACCGGTGCTGTGCGCCTACGCCTATCGAAGCGATGCCGAGCGGATCATGACCCGATTCAAAGACCTTCGCCCGATCAATTTGACCGAGTGTAAGAGTGAGTCCGCGCTGACCAACGCCATGCACCGGTGGAAGACCGGCGACTGCCCCCTGATGATCGGCCACCCTGCGTCAATGGGTCACGGCATCGACGGCCTCCAGAAGAACGGTCACATCCTTGTGTGGTACGGCCTCAATTGGTCGCTTGACCTGTACGAACAGTTCAACGCACGGGTGCGCCGCCAAGGACAGGGTGCCCCGGTCATGTGTCATCGCATCCTGATGCAGAGCACCCTTGACCAAGCACAAGCACTGGCCCTCGACGAGAAGGCCACAACCCAAGCTGGGCTGCGCAACGCAGTCAAACAATACCGCCAATCCAAAGGACACTGACATGACAACCGAATCCATCGAACTCTGGCACAAACACGCCCGCCCTGAACCCACCGCTGCCGACTTCAACGTGCAGCTCGGGTGTCACTTTGAAGAAATCGAAGAAATGATGCGATCCATCGTCACCAACGACGAAGAAGTGTGGCAGAAGATTCGATTGCAGCTTTTCGCCCTGTCGGCATTGCTCAAGACCGGCGCCATGACCGCCACTGTCCATTACCGCAACGGGTTCCTCGACAGCATCGCGGATCAGGTTGTCACCGGCCTCGGTGCTGCCCACTGCGCTGGGATGAAAGGCGCCGCTGCCCCTGTGATCGGGTCAACGCGAGCAACTGGTCCAAGTTCGACCACAACGGTCAACCGTTGCGCGATGTCAACGGCAAGATCACAAAAGGTCCGAATTACCAACCACCCGTGCTTGACGGCCTTTACTGAAAGTGTGATACACTTGTGTCACATCAACAGGAGCAGACATGAGCAATACCGCCACGTCCAGAGCTTCCACGTTACCGAACTCAAGGTACTGCCGTCATGACCACCAACTACACCAAAATCCCCGGCCGCCAGCGCCGGGTACTCGACACCGCCGTGGCGTTGCCCGTGCTTCATTTTTTCATCGCCAACCCCGACGAAGAGGCCAGCTTTGAAGACCTGCGCCTCAAGTTCTCCACCCCCGCCACCCTCACAAAGTGGATTCAGGGCCGGGCGCCGGTGCATCGGCTGATGAAGCTGGGCCTGCTCGCCCAGTGCGGCACGGTGCCAGGCGCCGGCCGCAATGGCCGCGCGGCGATGGTCTATTGCGCCGGCCCCGAGCTGGAGGCGTGGGCGAACACCGACCACGGCCGCGAATCGCTGGACATGCTGGAACGCTGGCGCAACGGCGACACCAGGCCCCGGCCGCCGAAGCTGAAGCCGCAGCGCGCGGCGGCGGCCGGGACGGCCGGGCAGCGGGTGGAGGTGGTGGGGGTGGAGCTGTGAGCGCCGCCCTCCTTCTGGCCAGCACCTTCGCGCTGGTGTTCTGCCTGGGCCTGCAGAGCCAGTTGGTCAACAACCAGCACTACATCGCCGCATTCCTCAACAGCCTGGCCATCGGCACCTGCAACCTGGTGCTGTTCAAACTGGCCCCCAACGCCAGCGGCCTCGAAATCGCCGCCTACCTCGCCGGCGGCCCCTTCGGCATCGTCTGCGCCATGGCCGCCTATCGCCACCACCGGCGCCGGGCGGATGCGCGGGAAGGCGGTGCAGCATGACCTCCATCTACCGCCTTACAAGAGACGAGCTGATCCGCCAGATGACCGTCGAAGAGGGCGACTGCCTGATCTGGCAAGGCCCCGCTGACCACGGGCGGCCGAGGTTCGAGGTGCGCTACCAGGACGGCAAGCGCCGCCGGGTGGCGGCCCGGATGTGGCTGGCGCTGCTGGCCGGCGATGCGCTGGCCAAGGCCGACGAAGCGCGGATGCTGGCCGGGCGGCCGTGGACCGGCGTGTGGGTG